TTGGAAGGTGAAGAGATGCCGAGCGCTTTCTTCGCACTCCTGACGATGCCGGAGAAGAAATCGCGCACCTTTGACGCCAGCCACGAGGCCATGCTCTTGATGCCATCCCACAGACCGCCGACGATGTTCTTGCCGATCTCGACCATGGACGACACCGACTGCCCCAGTCCATTCAATAGGGCGGAGATGATCTGCGGCAGAGCGGCGATCAGCTGCGGGATCGCCTTGATCAGACCAAGAGCGAGCTGAACCGTCAGTTGGATGCCCATTGTCACGAGCATGGGCAGGTTCTGGGTGATGAAATTAATGATCCCCGTGATGAGCTTCGGCAAGGCTTCGATCAGCTTCGGCAGCGCGCGAATGATTCCCTCCGCCAAACCCTTTACGATCGCAAACGCTGCGGCGATGAGCTTATCCATGTTATTGAGCAGGGTTTCGCAGATCAGCAGCATCGCCTCAATGATTGCGGGAATCAGCGCCGGCAGCGCTTCGCCGATCCCTTGCACAATCGAAGCGATCATCTCAATCGCGGCTTCCACCAGCGCTGGCAGATTGTCGACGATCCCCTGCGCGAGCGTCGTGATCAGCTGCACCGCTCCGTCCGTGAACTGCGGCAGTGCCGTGATCACACCCTGCAAGAGCGTCATGACGATGCCCGACGCGGCGGAGATCAGTACCGGCAGGTTTGCTGCCAACGCGCCGCCGATCGCGCTTACAATGCTCATGCCCACCTGCACAAATTGCGGCAGGCTGCCGAGAATCAGGTTTGCGATTCCGCCGACCGTTTCGCCGAGCACGACGGTGATCTTGTCGAAGTCGCCGCCTGCTTCCGCAAGCCCAGAAGTGAAATCGCCCAACAGGGATACGCCATCGTCCGCAAGCGTCTGCAACTGCGGGAGCAGCACCGTGCCCATGACCCGTTGTGCCGCCTCCGCGCCCTGCTTGAGCCGCTGCACGGAATCATCGAACGCACTGAACTTCTCGATCGTTTCCTCGCTCAGCACCGCACCCATGCGCTTGGCCTCATCCGTCAGCGCGGCGATACCCTTGCTGCCCTCCGCGATCAGCGGGTTCAGGTCCTGCGCGCTTTTACCGAACAACTGCATGGCCAGTGCGTCGCGCTCCGTTTCGTTTGCCATCTGCCCCAGCGCATCGATGGCGTCCCAATAGACGTCTTCGCTGTTGCGGAGCGATCCGTCCGTATTGGTCACCGATACGCCGAGGCGATCGTACGCCTCGGAATATGCCTTGCTGCCTTCTGCGGCATTGGACATGGATTTCACGTTCTTCGCCATAGACCCGGTCAGGGTCTCTAGGGACACATCCACAAGTTCGGCGGCATACGAATACGCCTGCAACCGTTCCACGCTCATGCCGGTGATGATACTTTGCGTGAGCATCTTGTCCGCATATACCGCGGTGTTGACCGTCATATCGATCAGCGCTTTCCCGGCAGCAATAGCAGCGGTGCCGATTGCTGCCATTGCCGTACCGAGCGCGACGCCGATGCCCTTAACGACGGACCCAAGCTTGTCGAACCGACCGCCAGCATCTTCCGCTTGATCGGCAGACTGCTTGATCTCGTCGCCGAATTCATCCGCCTGCTTCCCGGCAGAATTCAGATCATTCGCGGTGCTCTCCAGAGCGGTTTCGTTTGCACCAAGTTCCCGCTCCATACCATTGAGCGCGGCGTTGGCATTGTTGAGCTGAATCTGCCACGCCTGGGTACGTTTATCGTTCTCTCCAAAAGAAGAAGCCGCGTTCTGCAACGCGGCCTCGAGGGTTTCGACCTTATCCTTTTGAGCGTCAATCTCTTTGCGCAGGACTTGGTTCCGGGCGGTCAGTGCGCCGGCCGATTTATCCTGCTTGTCGAACTGGGAGGTGACGAGGTTCATCTCACTCCCGAGCACTTTGAACGACTGGTTGATCTCGGAGAGCGATTTTCGAAAGGATTGCTCGCCCTCAACTCCGATCCTGAGGCCAAAGTCGCTATATCCCATTTGTTCAGTTATCCTCCTAACTTTCAGAAGATATAGGAAATCCGAGTAATTTTGGCAATACTCCTCGGATAATTATTTGATGCACTTTACTCTACCAGAAGCGTCAAACGCCACAGATATAACTATTTATTGACAAAAAGCTTTATAAAAGCTTCATTTAAACATTTACGACTATCGCTAATAGCAAAGAATTATCCGAAAAGTTTTCCCATAAAACATCGAGACCACGGAGCTTGTTGGCGAGTCAGGAGGATAACAAAACTCATGGGATATTCCGACTTATCCTACATCTCGGATAAATCTGATGCCAACGGATCACCTCCCCTATAAATGGCGCAAAAAAACGACCCGAAGGCCGTTTCTTGATGCATAGCATCCATCGCTTGCAGCTATTCTTTCAATAGCAGTTCCATCGCCTGTTTGTACTTTTCGACTCGCTCTATATCCTCTATCGTAACCACATTCAATCGAGTCAGATCGGAGTTGTGCTGCAAATCAGCGAGCTTTACTGTTCTGGCGATTGGGTCAGGGCGGATTGCTTGCACGTATTCCAAATAGGGAACGGAATCATCATGGCAAAGCAGTTTCAGTGCTGCAATCTGCCGATTCGATATGCCAATCCGCGTCAGGTCTTCTATCGTGATATCCGTATCTTCCAATACATCGTGCAGTAACGCGACTACACACTCGTCCTCCGACTCCATAGATTCCGCCAAGTGTATTGGATGCGTGATATACGGCAGTCCGGATTTATCGTATTGTCCCCGATGCGCATCAAATGCGAACATAATCGCAATCTTTGTCAATGTCGTATAAATCATATTATTCCTTGTGATTATCGCCCGACAACCAAATTAGTATGCCTTTTTCGTGATCGCGATCACTTCTGCAACGACAACCAGCACCATTGCTGCAATTGTAGTAACAATAACTGCCGGGTACATGCTGTTCAATCCTGCTGCCGAAACATGTTTTATGAGAATCCCGGCATATGCCCACAGGATCACGAGGCCATAAGCATAGTCTTTATTGCGCAAGATCGTAATAATACCGATGATTGCGCCGATTGCGATAATAGCAACTGCCCAAACGGTTTGAGACAGTCCGAACCCGTTCCAACCTACGCTAACCAAAAGCGTCGTCAAATTCGCAATGGTTGCAACGGTGATCCACCCGAAGTAAATGCTGAACGGCAGCTTGACGAATACTTTCTCTTTCGTGCTCAGTGTTTCTTTTCGAATCGCACTGACAATGATGGCCAGACACACGAGGATGATAACCATTAGAACCATCGACAAAGAGATAATCCTGTAGTGCCACATGAAAATCCACACCGTGTTCGCGATCGACGATATGGAAAAAATTACTCCAATTTTGTTCATGAGCGCATCGCTCATGCTCCTGCCCTTCTTGAACAGCCCGAGTTGAAAGACCGTATATGCGGCAAGCAACAAATAGATGACGCCCCAGATCGCGAAAGTAATGCCCGCGGGCGCAAACTTGTTAGGGTATGAGTCTGATACAGCGCCTGTGCCGATACCGTTGATGGGCAGAATGTTTGCAAGTGCATTTACAACGACCATGAGGATAAAGGTTACTGCAACCAAAGCTTGAATCGTCTTCTTCATGTATGTACCCCCTTTTTGAAGTCATTATAACACAACTACAGTAGGTTTATCCAACATGAAGAATCTACAGGAACGATGGCACAACATCTTCGATAGAATACTCGGTTTTCACACGAGTGATCCCATGAAACTGTTTGTAGATCTCCCACTGGTCTAAAAGAGCGCCAAGTGGCATGAGCCACACCTCGCGCTCTGACCGCCCCAGCAGTGTCACCCCGTAAAAGATCAGTCGGGCAAACAGCTCTTCGTCGCTTGCCCGACCGGCACGTTTTTTGAGGGTTCCTCCTCGCTCTCGACATGACGCGCCGTGCCCCTGACCATCGCCTCCATGATCGCGGCTTTGTAGCCGGAGAGATCCAGCGGCGTGGTGAGCAGCTCAACCGCTTCTTCGGTCAAAAGCTCACGCTTGCTGTCGGGCTCGAGCAGGTTGTGCACCAGCGTGCTCTGATTCGCGAGCAGCGTGATCAACCACACCACCTCATCGAGAGCTCCTTCAAAATTCTCCGACTTCATGAGCTTTTCGCCCAGATGCTCCAGCCCGCCGTAGCGCTGCGCGATCGCTTTAGTCGCGCGAGTGGTCAAGAGCATTTCATACTCCCGATTGCCGATCTGGATCATCGCGCCTCTATCGTTTTCCATATGCTTAACCCTCCGCCGTGAATGTCGGCTCGTAAACCTGCGTATACCAGCCCGAGATCGTCGCCGCCGGTACATTGGTATCGTCCTCGTTGACTTCAACCTTCCAAGGATGCTTTCCCTGACCGTCCAGCTTATTACGTCGGATGATCGTTCCCTCGATCGACGGCGTCGAGAACGTGATGTTGTCGCCCTTCGTCTGCAGGTTCGTCGCCGGGATACCGAATACCACGCGATAAAGCCAGAATAGGCGGTATTTGCCGTTGCTCT